ACAACACAACACATAAATTATTTGAACAGTTTGGATGAGATACGTGGAACAGATTGGAAAAAAACATTTCCAGAAGTTGCTGAATTATTAAAGGATTATATAAAATGAAATTGAAGATGATGTTGTTGAGTGTTTTAATGACATTCAATGTTTGTGCTGAACCTACTACTGTTATTTTGCCTGTTGGCTCTGGTGGTTTGATCCACAAGTATGCGTTGGAGATGCAACCATTCTTCAACAAACAGTTGGATGGTGTTGTATATGATTTGAAGCCTGGTGCTGGTGGTGTTATTGGTGCGGCTGCTCTGGCAGAGAATAAAACTGAAAAGATGGTATTGTTGTTTGGTCCAGTTCAGAATTGGCCAACTAATCCATTGACTGATATGATTCCTGTAGCATACATGGGAACAATTCCTGGTGTTATTTTCTCTAGACCAAATCCAAACTATAAGAATTTCAAAGAAGCATTAGACTATGCTAAGACGAATAATTTGTCTTATGGAATTCCAACTGCTAGTAATAATGGAAAGTTGATTCGCCAAATGGCAGAGAAGTATAGTGTCTCAAGTAACGTGGTGGAAGTTCCATATAAAAGTGGTGCTATGATTACAACCGATGCGATTGGTGGACACTTGAATATTGGTGTTAGCATTCCAAACGTTATCAATCAGTATGTTGAAGAGAATAAGTTGGTAGGTTTAGCAGTATTTGCTCCACAACGTTCACATTATCTACCGAATGTTCCCACATTAAGAGAACTAGGACTATCTGTTCCTAATGACTACAGATATTTTAATAACATTTTTCTATTCGCAAACAAGTCTGCTAATCCACAAGAGGTTGAAAAACTTCGTAAAGCAATCGCAGAATATATGCGTAGCAATGAATCGCTAGAAGTTAGAAAGAAGATGGACATCCATTTCGGAAAACAATCCATCACATCACCTGAAAACTATATCAAAGAAATTATTTCAGAATGAATATTACTGATATGTCTGTCAATTCTGTTGATAGACTTGGACATTATGAAGTTGGAAATCAACGTTTCTTACACAAACAGTTTGCATTATTTGAATCTAGGCGAACTGGTCAGAAATTGAAATTTTATTTCAATGATGACATATTCGACACGTATGATTGGACAACTGAACCTGAACCTGAAGTTGGTATAGGAGAATTCTACCGCCGTAGAGCACAACAACTTAGAGATACCAACGATTATCTGGTTCTATCATATAGTGGTGGACCAGATAGTCAAAATATTCTTGACACATTCCTAAAATACAATATCAAATTGGATGAGATTGTAAATTTCAATAGTTACAAATCAACAGGTGTTGTGGAAGGAACATGCCACAATTTAGATTATTTCCACAACGTTAAGCCACAAGTTGATGAAATTTTGAAAAGATATGGATCATCCAAGATGAAGATTACGATTTTGGATGAAGTTGAAATGTTGAATACCATATGGAAAGAGTTTCGTAAACGTGATGAGCATGAAATATTGTTTGGTGCAAACAGTTTTCCTTCAGCACCACTTTATCGAGGTTTCTGGATAAAGCACACCAAACATATTTGGGATATGATTCTCGATGGTAAAAAAGTTTGTGTAATTTATGGGACAGATAAGCCAACATTAAGATTACATGAAAACAAATATTCGATGGGATTCAATGATATATTTTCATGTGATACTGCAGGCATGATTATGGCTGATCCAGATTTGAAAGGTAGAAACTTCTTGGAGTTTTTTTATCACAGTCCTGATGATGTGAAGTTAATTATTAAACAAGCACACATCCTAAAAAGATATGTTGAAAAACTAAACAGTCCTGATTATTTTGAGCCTAGAGAGCCATACTTTAAGATGGGACACCGTCCACACGTTTATTGTGAGAGTAAGAAATATCCTGGAAATCTGAAATACAAATACTTCCATGAAACTGTATATCCTGACTGGAAGCCTAGTGTCATTTCACCTAAAGAAGGCTTTTTGGGTAATCGTCCGCTAGATAATTGGTGGATAAATGATATGGACAAAAATGTATCGTCAATATGGAAACATGGCAGTAGGGAATATTATAGTAGATTTACGGACTTGATAAAACTTGGTGTCAGAGGTTTTACTGGATTACCATTGACGATGAGTAAATTTTACCATCTAGAGACTTGACATGAGATATTACATTCGCTATAATGTGGATCATAAGAACGGCACAAGCAAGTTCAAATGGAAAGTGTTTGAATCGGAAGAAAAGTTTTGGTTAACAAATAGTGTTATCATGTATGTTCCTTCATGGACAAAAGATACACCATTTCCTGATGGTGGTTTTAAGTATAGCATTTATTGTGATGGTGAAATGACCTCTTGTGATGAGAATGAGATTGTGATTGAATAAATAAAAATATGGTTGTATGAAGCAACTCGAAAGGTGTTCTGGACGGGGGTTCGAATCCCCCCATCTCCACCAAAAACAATCTGGTCAGCACCGTGGGAAGCGCAGATAGACAATACTAGAACAAGGTTCGAATCCAAACTAGATTGTTTTTGATGGGGATGCACTTGGTTTCGACAGGGCAAAGAGTAAAGAAGTGGACAACTTAACAGAGAAGTTATAAAAACTAAATTAAAGTAAACGCAAACGATGAAAAGTTCGCATTGGCAGCCTAAACGCTGACTAGGGTTTCGGTGAGTTTCCTCGTAACAGAATAACTCACCAATTTTTTAACTATGGAGTATTTTATGAAAAAATTAGTAATTGCAACTTTGGCACTTGCCGCATTGACTGCACAAGCAACATCATACGTTTCAGTTGATGTTGAAAATGTTCAAGGTCGTAAAGGCGCTGGTGATAGCCAAGCACAATACATTCGTGCCGGTAAAGAAATCGGTGGCATTCAATATGGTCTTCAAGGTCGTACCGCTAAAATGAAAGATGGTTCTGGTCTAATGAATAGTGTTGAATTGACTGGTGCAAGTAGCAAAGTTTCCGCATTCGGCATCACACCATTCGTTGGTGTTGGACATGACAATGGTTTCAATGGTGGTAAAAGCCAGAACTATGGTCTAGTTGGTGCTACAACTGGTTTCAAAGCAGGTCCAGGATTCTTGTTAGCAGGTGTTAAGACACGTGTAAAAACTAATGCAAGTGATACACAACAAACAGTTGGCTTCACAACATATAGCATTCCAGTTACCAAAGATGTTTCATTCAACTTGAATGCATCACGTTCTGGTCAAGATATCAAAGAGAAAGCATTCGGTGTTGGTTTGACCATCGGATTCTAATCTTATAAATAAATAAGGAGTTAGGGGTTCTCCATAAAAACCCACCACACATACACAACACAAGGAGAAAACTATGAGTATGAGTCCCTTTGAGATTCGCTTAGAATTACTGAGAATGGCAAAAGATATGCTTGAATCAGATTACTTTGGCGAACGAGAAAAAATAGCCAACCAGTTCGCAATGGACTGTGATGCCGCAAAAGCAAAAGGTGCAGAACCACCTAAACATCCTGGCTATCCAAAATATCCATCAGAAACAGAAATTATTGCTAAAGCACAAACATTAAATGGTTTTGTGTCGATGTTGCCTGACGCTGTAAAGCCGAAGAAATCCTGATGGGTGGGTCGTAAGACCCTTAACACACAGAAAGGAAAAATATGCGAAGTATGCCTATACTTTTGAGTATATTGCTATCAGCAGTTATCTTAACTATGTCGTTGGTAAATGTCAGACAGCCTGAATTACCAATTAAAGCGAGTTATAATGTATTGACTACGGAACTACAGAAACAAGTTAGTTGCCTAGCAGAGAACATTTACTTTGAGGCTGGACACGAATCATATGAGGGCAAACAAGCCGTCGGATTCGTAACATTGAATAGACTACAAACTGGTAATTATGCCAATGATATTTGTGGTGTTGTTCAACAAAAAACTGGTAATCTATGTCAGTTTTCCTGGTATTGTGATTCAACATATACCAGCAGGCGCTTGACAATCAAACAAACTCCGTTGTATAATGAGATATTGCAAATTGCTACAAATCTCGTTATCAACTTTGAGAGGATGAATGATGTAACAAAAGGCGCAACATACTATCATGCCGACTATGTTAATCCTGGTTGGACAAAACTTCAGAAAGTGGAAAAGATTGGAAGACATATTTTCTATAAACGCAATTCGGACAAAATTGATAGAAACAAAGGAATCATATGAATAAAGACTTGATTACTATTGCAACCTGTGTTACAATTGTTGCAGTCGCACTAATCTTTGGTGCGTTTAATTATGAAACAAACAAGCAAAACAACATGGCAAAAAATATTGAATCTGCTATCGCTAAGGGTGTTGATCCAGTTTCGGTGAAATGCACTTATGATACAAATTCAAGCACCGTATGTATTGCTTATGCAATGGCAGGTAAAAAGTGAGTTCAAGTATAGATAGCATTCTAGCAAGTATGGGTATGAATAGACCCGTTATTGCCGCACGAAGAGTTGGTGTGCGTTCCGGTAGACGGATAAAACGCACACGTATTTTTAATGGTTGGACATGGGGTAGTGAAGAGGTAGCAGGACACAAAATGAGTAATGAAAAGATTTTTATTGGCGCAAGTGATTATAGTGATTACTGGTATTCACAGTTGATTGATGCGAGAACACAAGCGGGTAAATCAACATTGAGCCGTGAGTTGAAACTTCTTGGTGGTCGTGCTAAATGTCACCAATTTATTGAAGAAGAATTTGAGGGTGACCACATCCTAGAATTCAACGAATCATCTGGTATGATTGTGACTGAAGGTGATAACTTCATTCGTTACAATGTAAACTCAAACACAATCAACATTAATATCTTCGGTGATGAGATTTTTCTCAAGAATGCATCAGATATTTTCTTGAAGCAATTTGATGAAGTTACATCATACATTGAGTGGGTTTACTCAAGTGATGGTAACTCAGTTAATGTTCCATTGAACGTTGAACGTTTGCCTGTTGATGAAATGTATCCTTTCTTAAAGGATGAAAAGTTGACAGACTACTATGACCGCTTCTTGGAATCTAGTGCCAACATTCTGTTGTTGATTGGACCACCAGGAACTGGTAAGACAACATTCATCCGTGGCTTGTTGGCTCACAGTAACTCCTCAGCCATCGTTACATATGATGCACAAATCTTGGAGAAAGACTATTTGTTCGCACGTTTCATTGAAGATGAAACTGGTGTGATGGTGCTGGAAGATTCAGATAACTTCCTGAAAGCACGTAGTGATGGTAACACAATGATGCACCGTTTCTTGAACGTTGGTGATGGATTGGTTACAACAAAAGGTAAGAAATTGATTTTCTCTACCAACTTGCCTAGCATTCGTGACGTTGATCCAGCGTTGATTCGTCCAGGTCGTTGTTTTGATGTTTTGTCGTTTGACCAATTGAACGCAGAGCAAGCACAAAAACTGGCCACACGTTTGGGTGTTTCATATGAAACAAAGCCTGAAGGTAAGTATAGTATCGCAGAAGTTTTCAATAAAAAAGTTGAAGGAACTACCAACAGTCGTAAAGTCGGTAGCAAAATGGGTTTCGTTTAAGGAGTATATAATGGCTGTGCAACAATTTTCTATTAATCAAATCTCTAGTGAAGCAGACCGCAAGAAATTGCTTGATGCTATCAAAGAGTGTTCTAATTCCATGATTCGTATGGAAGGTGAAAAAGACTTCATTAAAGAAGCAGTAAAAAAAGTGTGTGACGATTTGAAATTGCCTAAGAGAATCGTCAATCGCCTTGTTAAAGTTTATCATAAACAAAACTATGATGAGGAAGTAGCAACACACGAACAGTTCGAACAACTTTACGAAACTATCGTTAAGTAATGCCAACAAAAGATGAAATGTATCAGTTCCAGTTGAAGATTGAAGAAATCGTTGCTGGAACAGATTACAATTACATGGAAGCAATTGTTGAGTATTGTGAACAAACTGGTATGGAGATTGAACTGGCTTCATCACTGGTAAACAAAGACCTCAAGGCAAAGATAGAGGTTGATGCACAAGAACTCAATATGTTACCAAAAACAACTAGACTTCCGATTTGATTTGTGATATAATTTTGTTATGACAGGCTATGAAGCATTTGCGTTGTATCATGTATTGAAACTACATTTTACAACCGACTATGATTTTTTTAAGTATAACGGCAAGTGTAATATCAGTATTGAAGCATTTGAGAAACGAAAAGACAAGTATCACTTCTATAAACTTTCCAGAAAGTATGATAGAAA